TTTTCGTCTTCTTCACCACTACGCACCATAGCATTAACAAACGGCGCAATATACCAAGCGGCGCCATGTGGTGTAATCTTATCTCCAAGAGAGTAAGCATTGCTTTCAGCTATTGTCGCAATAAATGGGTTGTGGATATTCTCTGCGCGGAAACCCTTCATTATAAGATGCTTTGTTTCTATTGATTGAAGTGACATCATATCTGCGGTATTACCCAGCGCTACAAGGTCAAGATAATTCTGCGCATAATCAGTGTGCATAAGTGAATCAAGGTATCTGCAAAATTGCCACGTGATACCGACACCCGATAGCTGTTTATTAGGATAGGCGCAAAGCTGATTGTTTATAACGATTGCGTTGGGAGATACGATATCTGCTTCGTGGTGGTCTAAGACGACGATGTCTACACCTTTATCGATAAAGGCTAGGTGGTATTCATAGTCGTTAGATGATGCGTCTGGGCACAAGATTAATGCGTAATTGGCGGCCGCCCATTCAACATCAACATCACTAAGTCCGTGTTGTTTGCCGCTATGAATAAACCAGTCTAAGTTGTTTTGAACCCAAGCTGGGAAATGGTCATAGAGGTAATTGATTAAGAGCGCAGACGAGGTAAATCCGTCGCAGTCTGAGTCCACGATAACCAAAGCACGAGCGCCTTGAGAAATCGTTTTTATTAAGGTTTGAGCTGCCTTGCGGAGACGATCGGCGCCCAATAGATTAAAGTCATTAATATCCGCATCTGTTGTATTCAGCCAGTGATGGATATCATAGTATGGTATCCCGCGGTTTGTGAGCACCTGCTCTGTTGCTGAATAGTGCGGATTTATATTTCCTAAAAGTTTATAGTTCAATTCACAATCTCACCCTTTCCTTAAATAATTTCATAAATACTTCTGCACCCGCGTCGACGGGCGCATCTTTATATCCTAACATATCTCCTTTTTTATCAAAAATAAAAGAGATATTCACTAATTTACTATATTTATTATGCAGTGCTGTGAGTTTCTTCGTCCACTGCTTATATTCATTGTCGTTTACTTCCTTAAATTGGCGATCAAACGCGATCGCTATTTCTCTTGCTCCATATTGGCGCAAAAGGTCGACCTGATGCTGAATTAAGTTACTGCCACAAGTGGCAACAGAGATGTCATTGTCGGCGCCAAACATTGAGGCGTATTTAAGGCAGCTCTTTTCACCTTCAAATACGATGGCGATACCCATCTGTTTGATATGCTCTTTACTATTGTTTAAATTATATAAAGCGAAACCCAGTGGATGATTGTATTGCACACCATTAAGAATCGCTGGTCGATACTTGCCGTATGCCTCTTCTTCTTTGATAAGCGTGCGCTCACGGATACCTATTAGCGCCCCATTTTCATCATAGTGAGGTATCACAATGCCTTGATTTACGGGGTCATAGCAAATACCTTGAGAATCCATTATCTCTTGAGTTATTCCTTCATTAAGCCATGGTATGATGCGCGGGCGCGGCAAGTGTTGAAGGATATTTTCATCAAATTCTTTGAACTCAATTATTTTTTTATCATTACTGATGGAACTATTTTGTTGATAATTCTTTAAAATATCCCAATCACGAAGTTTTTGTTGTGCGTCTCCAAAATTTTCTTCTTCAGATGAAGCTATACCGAAATAACGGGCAACATACCCTACGGCGCGTGATAGTGACCACTCTTCGCCGCGCTGGATCTTCATTGCGCGCCGTGTTAAGTCGTAGATGTCAAATGCGTCTCCTGCGCACTCGGTATAACATCTAAAGAGTCTAGTATTATTATAGAAGTAGAGCTTGTGAGATCCGGAACAGGCAGGGTTGTGACAGATGGTATGCGATACAAATACTTCTCCACCAGTTGGGTCAAGTTTTGGATTTCCTCCGAGTTCAGCCACATAATCAAAGACTTGTTGGAAGGTAAGTTGTTGTTTGATTTGATCTGAATCATACTTCATCTATTGCCTCCTGTAGATTGTAAAGAGTGACAACCAAGTTTATCAATATCTGGATTCTTATGTTTACATCCTCTTTTTTCTGAATTAAAGAAATCACACCACCAGCACTCATTTAAAGTACCTGCTTTTTTAATAGACTCGTCCATTTCATAGCAAGCCCAAACTCCATTTGATACATCTTTATATTTACAAGGCTGTCCATAAACTATTTTTTTACAAGTCTTGCAGATGTCTGGAGTAGCTGCATAATCCCAGTCACTTATGATAGATTTATTCTTATTGGGTTTATTAAGTTCTGCAATCTTCATTTTAATTGTCACAGTTTCTCTCAAATGTTTATCATCAATATCCCTCATATCGTCAATAAAATTGCCTTTTGCTCGTTGACCTCTTTTAACCTCGCCTTTTGGTTCTATCAAAGTTACACCAGTTTTTTCAAGCATCCTTTGAGCGTTTTCATAAATGACTTCTTCTTCAGTAACATTAATACCTTCTGGACAAGTTTCAACATAACACTCGCACTTCCCATCTTCGCCAATATTAATCACATAGTTATCACATACTCCATTATGATTAAATAGGCAATCAGGATGCGCCTTACATTTAACTATTGTGTTCTTTTGATCCATTTGTTTTATCCTCCCTTTCATTTAATCGCTTTAAATCTTCCATCATCTTCTCAAACTTATCTCTTGGCATGAATATCTTACAGATACCTCGTTCATCATGAAGAATAAGTGAAGCGGTGCAGTATTCATCTTTATTATATAAACATTGAGTTGCACTACATTGAGTGACTCGTTCTGGGTTTTTTATTCCAAAGTTATTCATTTTCTACTCCTTAAAACGCTGATAAATCAACGCTCTTTTTTACATTTATTTTAAAGTCCTCTATATCAACTAATTCATAGCTATATTTAGTCACAAATATCGGATCCAATCTACAAATACCACGATCTGATTTAATCCAAACTAGAACATTTTTCCAGCGACCTCGTCTATTCTTATAAATCGACATCTTAATATCTGGCATCTCACACCCAAGACGCTTAACCAAAGGCGCCAGCGCTTCTTTATCTTTATCCGTCGCTTCAAGTAAAATAGATCCAGCATCTATTTTATCTGCTATAGATTTTGCGCCACGAAGAAGTCCTTGGTCATAAACCTCTGCTTCGTGATAATCATTGCTCAACTGAGTCGCAGACATTATGAATATTCCATACTGGTTGCACAAGTCTTTAAGTCTTACGGAAATCATAAAGAGGATATTATCTTCTCTAAGGCGCACACCGCCGCTTCTTCGAGTAATCTCTTCGAGAATCTTCATACTAGTGTGGATATAGTCGTGGAAGACATACTTGATATCATTCTCTCTAATGCCTTTCTTAATAACATTCTCAATGTCTTGCAACGAGAAATCTGGAAGTGCTTCAAAATAGATCTTTCCAGTCTTTAGGAGTTGCGCAGCATGGAGCGCGCGCTCCCATTCACCTTCAAGATATTCACCCGTCACAATATGTTCCTCATTAACACCAGACAAAAATGCTATCATCATAGTTTGAACTTCTGATAACTCTTGCTCTGTTGCAATATAAAGAGTCGCTTGAGGTTCACCCGTGTTTATCCAAGTGCGCTCTTCAATACTATACATAGAGCCACATCCAATATAACACGCATCTGCTACCATTGAACGCGTTTTACCAACACCCGTTGCGGCTGAGCGTAAGTAAAATTTTTTCAAGCGCGCGCCGCGGAAAATAGTATTGATATATTTGCCATATAATGGGTAACCGAGTTCAGGATTCTGTTTTAATTGCTCAAGAAGCAATTCTACACCGGCGCCAGCCTGAACAATATCTGCTTCGCAATTATCTACATAAATTGACTTAACATCATCTATCTTTTTATCAATTAAATCTGCGATTTCTACAAGAGGTGTGCTATCTAACCAGTCCTCTTGCGCTTGTTTTTTCTTTGCATCGAAGATATTATCCATATCATAGAGCCACGATAAATCCATTCCACAGCGTTCATTATACATGCGCAAGAGCGTCATCTTTTTAACTCTATCATAGTAATACTGAAAAGCGCTTAATTGTGTAGCTTCTTTAAGCTGCTCAAGATATTCTGCGCCCTTATTCGCTTTATATATTGCTTGGCGCTTGGGGCGCTGTGCAAGATAGTCTTCTATTGCGTTGAGAGTTATCTCCTTGGCGCCGAGCGCATGAAGATTATATATAGTTCCAAAAAGAGTCACATGAAAGTCTTCACAAAAATCCTCTTCATGGAAGTGATAATTTTCGTTATCTAAAAGTGAAGGTTGAATATAGATAGCGCCGATTACTTGCATTATTGCGGCGGTATCTACATATTTACTTTTGCTCATTCCTCTTCCTCCAAATCATCTAAGTTAAATAAACGCGGCGGTTTTACGATTCTCATAGGTGGTTCAATAGAGAATTCTCTAACTTTAACTTGAAAATGTTCTACATCTTTGTCTTCATTAGCAACCGCCGCGAGGTATAACGCATAGTAATAGGCACAAGCATCCTTATAAACATAGGGCACAATACCTATTGCGCCGTTCGCCTTTTCTACATCGTTTCCTTTTAATTCATACCACCATTTAAGTGTTTTTAATATTCCGCTATAAGAATATTTATACACTTCTTTATACTCTTTGAGCTGTTTCCACACTCGCGGATTTAAATCCTCTCCTAAGAGGTATTTTATATATTCGATTAATTCATTATAGTCTCGCTCTTCTTGAGACATCGATGCCATATGTGTTTCATAGCATTTCTGATGTGCATAACGATTACCTTTTGGCTTGGCGCAAGGCTCAGAGTTACGATCAAAAAGCTGACCACAATAAAGGCATTTAACCATTGCTTTTGCTGCCATAATTAGCCTCTCTTTTTCTCTATTTCAATAATGGGTTCAGCAACATAGCAGCAAAGATCGCATGCCACTTTAACAGCCTCTTTCGGAGAATGTCCTAAATATAAAGCCGCAAGCGCATAATCCTCACCGGCGCCAATGGCTAAATAAGACTCAATTTCAGTAACAAATAGTCCGCTAATGCTGAATACCTTATTTTGATAAATTAAAATATAAGAATTATTGATTTGATTGTTGTCATTATATTTTGTTTTCCAAGAAGAAAATTCTGCAACGAATTCAAGAATATCTTTTTCGGTTGCTCCATTTGGTTTATGTGTATTCATATAAAGCCACATAAGACTGCCTTCATTAGCAGTTCCCACCGTTCCCATAATCATATCATTTATTTCAACGAGTTTAGAAAACTTTTTTGCATGATTAATATTGGTATAACCAGAACACATGATAGAATCTGCGGCTATTGTAATTTTATCTGCATAAATTTTTACTGCAACTACTGACATATTTTTACCTCTTTTTATACTTTTATATGTATATTATAACATAAATTAAATAAAAAGTCAATAGAGGATATTACCCTCTATTGACTTAATCATTATTGAGCTGTATTTATCAAATCTCTAAGTTCCGTAACTATAAGATCAAGTGCTTCTGTCTGTTCACGAGAACATTGAGAAACTTTTTGCCCCTTGCCGAGATACTTCTCTATACACTGGCTAATACGAGGTTGCCAATAGGTTTTGAATGTTTCTTCATCACTATTGATTGAAAGGTCTTGAATCATTGAGTTAAACTGCATCATAAGTTCGTCAAAGTCGAGTTCCTTTGAAACAAATGTGTGCAAATTAGATCCCGTATCTGTGAAGTATTGAGTTCCATCTTCAGCCGCCTGTTTATCAATAGCATCGCCTATTGCGTTAACAAGTGCATTATAGTTGAAGTCAATATAGTCGGGTGTATATTTAAATCTGCTTCCTGCTACGAAACGAGGAGTTCCGCGCATAAAGAGTTTAACATCTTTTTCACCATTTTCAGTTTCAACATTTCTTGCATAACCAATAATATCTGCCATACGATTTACAATATTACGAGGCTTGTTATCAAGAGTTGGAACAATTTGATTGTATTCATTACCATTCTGATCTTTAAAGGTCTTATCTTGCGCGTGAGAGATAATTACTAAACCGTAACCCATTTGAAGGATTGAACGGAGCGCATCATCAAACTCTTTTGCCGCCATTTTAAAGCCTTTTCCATAACCAATATCTGCGATATTGTCTACTCCAATAGAACCGTCTGGGCGCTGAACATTGGCGCAAATATATTTCTCACAATAGTCATAGGCAATATCTGCAGTGTCTACGATAATTGTTTCGAATTTAGCCTTAACCTGTTCATTCTTTAACTGGCGCAGGAATTTCTTAAACTCAGACCAGCTATTGATAGGCTGTGCCATGGCGCCAGGAATTGCATTATATCCTTTTTCAAAAGCTGCCAAAAGGTGATTAGGGAATTTAGTCGCGGTAGTGGTTTTGCCGGTCTTTGCGTCTCCATAGAAGAAGACGCAATAACCGCGCATATCTCGTGAAACCTAGTGAGGTTGAATATCAAGTAAGTTAAAATCTGCCATTTTTACTTACCTCGTTTTATCAGAAGTTAAAGCCACCAGCTTTTGCCTTAGGAGCGGCGGGCGCTGCTACAGGATTGTTCTTCTGCGCCTTGTACTCTTCACTTCTCTTCTTTTCCTCAGCGAGCTTAACCTGTCTATCCTGCATAGCCTTTGTAAGCTCTTCTCCAGTAAGAATACCCTCTTCACCGAAGTCATAGGGATTCTGAGAAGCTCTGACCACGAGCCATTCCTTAGTTTTCTTTTCAAAGGTTCTTACAGAATCACCACCAAAGGCAGTTTCTTCCTTAATTTCGTTCTTCACGGTGTTGCAATTAAT